CACAAAGGGTTCCTGATTGTTCCCAGTAGTGCAGCTTCCTGATCACTTTGCCGACCAAATTATGGGTTTCTACGGCGAAAGGGCGATCGCCAATCTCATTGGTAACGTCTGTCCTGCTCTTGCCGCTTTGGCAAGCATTCTTGCTTTCAAGTTTGGTTTCAAATAATACTTCTGCTCCACCTCTCCAGTTTCCAAGACAGCCGACAAGGAAGACTCGACGGCGACGTTGGGGGACTCCGAAATATTGGCTGTCCAAAGTGCGCCAGGAGCAGTGATACCCGCATTGTGCCAGGGTTTCGATAATGAGTTTAAAATCGTTCCGTCTACCACTTGATAACAGTCCTGGGACGTTTTCGAGACAAATCCACTGGGGTTGATTTGCTTTAATAAGTCTGACAAACTGAAAGAACAATCCTGTTTTGTCTCCTGCCAACCCTTTTCTAACACCTGCAACAGATGCATCTTGACAAGGAAAGCCGCCGAAGTAGATGTCGGCTTGGGGGATTGCGGTGGGGTGAAGGGTACTAATGTCATGATTTTTTTGGGTATTTGGGTATTTCTCATCTAATAATTGACGGGCAAACTTATCAATCTCGCATTGAAAGACAATCTCGATCCCTGCTTGTTCAAAGCCAAGGTCAAAGCCTCCTGCTCCTGTAAAAAAACTTGCTGCTGTTAAATTCATTATTTTTCGATTCCTAACATTGAATTTTTGATTTGCTCCATTACCGACTCCTCAATCCCATTGCGGTTACCAATGTTCTGGATTTGTTCTTGAGCCAGTTTGACCTTGGCTTTGACTTCGTTCTTATACTTTTTGATGTTTACCGAGCTACGGTTGAGGGTAGCGATCGCGGTAACCAACTTAGGTAATTCGATGTTTTCGGGTAAGTCTTCAAGATCAACTAAGACTTGGAACAATTTTTGTTGTGCCAAACGCGAAAGAGCATCTGCCATGTCATTCTCGTCATCACACTCGGCTGCAATTACTCTTGCTTGCTCAGTGGCGATGCGAATAGTTTCAACTTGCTTTTTGAACTTGCATCCATAACGATGAATTGCGGACTTTGAGATTTCAAATCCTTCATCTCGTAACCATTTTTCTAAGTCCTGATAACCAGAAAAGTGGTTAGCAACTAACTTGCGGTCTAATTCTTGTTTTGTTTCATCAGGTAGGGAATAAACTCCATTTAATTGAGCCATGTTTTAAAAATTGGTTTTAATAACTCAATTCTTTCCCGTCTCTTCCCACAATCTCACCTGCAAGATGATCAACATGGTGATTGGACTTGCGCCTTTCGGCGGCGCGTCCCTCATCATCAATTCGCTGAAAGTAACTGTCGAACTCTAACTAGAGACAGACCCTCTTCCACGGCAATTGCCGCGTAGTACTTTGTCTTGCTGCTAAAACTTGTCATTTGCTGCTTGGCATTTAGTCGTATTCTGCGGTTTCGGGCTTTATCTAGTGCTTCGGTTTTGCTTAAAACCAAAGTATTGCCACCGTAAAATTTAGCCAATTCCTCGATAGCTTGACTGTTTAAAACTTCAGCTAGGCAAGGGTTAATCCCTGTAACATTTTTAGCAATATAGACACCTTGCAATGGTAGAATTTGCATCAAAATCTTGGTTTCTTCAAAACCAATGATCTCGGCGACTTCTCTAACATTCTGAGATAAATCATCAATCTCTAAATAGTTCCAATCTTGTAACCTATCCATCCCGTATCCTCCCACCTACACTCACTTTTCCATGATGCTTTTGGACATAGATTTTGTAGGTGAAGCCAGACACTTCATGATGGTGATCTAGGAACAGAAACAAAAAAAGCGATCGCTTTCAAAGGCGATCGTCTATCAGATGTTCTATTTATTGCGTCCTGGCAAAGATCGAGGAGTGTAAACCAATGCATCCGCGTTATATCTACCCAGTATGCTCATTGCAAAAATAACCGTAGTTTCGAGCATTGCCAGAGTAAAATCGAGATCAAAGCCCTCGATGCTTGCCATCTTAATGGTGGGGATTGCAGCATTTATATAGCTCAAGAAAATTCCCCAGAAGGTCAAAGAACAGAAAATACTTTTCCTCCGCATTACTTAAACACCTCCTGCCATGTCTGCGCTCCCACAACGCCATCAATTTCCAGATGCTTGATTCTCTGAAACTCCTTAACTGCTTGATGTGTCTGATTGCCAAACACTCCATCAGCATCAATCAGATAACCATGCCTTTTCAACTGCTGCTGCACCAACTTAATGGTTTCCCCCTCCATATGTGGTGTACGTAATCTTAAATAAGTGCCATCAAATAAATGTTGATTACCAACATTCGGAACCTTGGAGATGCCGTCATAGCTGGGTCTACCAAATCCATGACAGTGCTGCACCATTCGCGATCTCTGCATTACCTGACCACCATTGGACTGATTACTAGGACTGGTATTACCTTCAATGGTGATAATTTGCTGGCTGTTTTTAATTTCCAGCACTAAACCTGTATGGTCTGATATGCCGTCGGCTTGCCAGTCAAAAAATACGATGTCTCCGACTTTCGGGGTTTTATAGTACTGCCCAATTTTCTTGAAGTAATTCACACCACTGGGGCAATAAGCATAACCTTTGGCATTTTGAATTGCGGGCAATGGTTGTCCTGCTTGAGTGAAACACCATGACACAAACATGGCGCACCATGGAGCATTGTCTATGCCGTACCAGGCACCGTATTTACTGTGATTATTTTTTCCTTCCACATAGCCAATTTGGGACTTGGCAATCTTTAAAACGTCATTTGCTGTAACCATAAAATATAAAAAACCCATGCCCCTTTTTCGAGGCATGGGCAGAAAGAGAATTTAATATGTCTCTTTCAATTTCAACTTTTATAACTTTGGAATTTAACCTGTAGGATGATCAATCAAATTTATCCATGGAAAAATTGATAGCATCTACGATCTCGGACATTCCATCCACAATTGAACAGAAAGTCGCATCTTTAATTCTTTGGTGATGCGGTAGCAAATCAAAGGGAATTAAACAGGGATGAGTTTTTTTTTCAGGATCTTTAACCTCGTCAAACTCCCACCCGTCTTCGATTTTTTCTCGCATCCAATTATCATGCATCGCGGATACGGGTGCATCAGGATTCGCGAGTCTAAATCTTACCCCATTGATTGCTGATTCTTTTTGCCAATCATCAGCTTCTTTCCAGGACTTCTGCGAAAAATCGTTATGATATTCGCACCATACTTTATTAACTTCGTGACATATTTCTGCAATAGCTTCTAAGATTATGCTCTTAAGTTCCAAATTTTTATCTTTCATCTTCGTGACTTTCTTTATAGATTAGACTAGAAAAGTCTCTACTGACAAAATATATAATGCCTTGAATTGGTTATGGGTTCAAGTAGATGTACAATATCTTGAGCCTATTTTTCATAACTTTGCCGAAAACGAGTGTTTGCACTACTTTTTTGAAAAATCACCTACTTTACTAATTCTTTGATCAAGGATTTCTATTCTGTTGTTGGTTCTGTTTTCGGCTTCTGCCACTTTTTCATGGATGATTTCCAATTCCCTTTCAAATTCTGACTTGTCTTTCATCGCGTCTTCCTTGTCGTAGTTACCGCTAAGTTCCTGCTTAACTTCCGTAACGTCATCAGCAATTCTCGAAATATCTTTGCCTTGTAGTGCTGTTTGGGTAACACTACCAAAAATACCAATTACAGCCAAAACCAGAAGTTGGCTACCTGTGTCTTTGAGAAAATCCAGATTCATAACCTTATGCATATATATTGTCTTTCACCTTAAATCTGGCTTGTTTTTTTTTACAGGGGAAAGATTATCTATGCAAGAATAGCGATCTCTATTCTTGCATAGATAATTTTATGGGCAGACACGACACTTACATAAACGTGACATACTCCCGACTCTCATGCTTCGCATAGAGAGCGGGCTTCTCGCTTCGCAGTCCGGCTATTGCTTAGGACTCCACGAGCTTTAAAGACGGGATGACCCACCGCCCTTTGTTTAATATTGATGGCTGCATTGTGATCACGGTCGAGTTCCAAGCCGCAATGAGGGCATGAATGCCATCTATCACGAATAGTTTTAGGAACCTTTTGACCGCACCCAGAACACTCTTGAGTTGTGCCGTTTGGGTTCACAGCAATCGTCATCAGTCCAGCATTCGCAGCTTTGATAGAGAGGATTTGCAGGAATGTACCCCACCCAGCATCATGGGTTGACTTTGCCATTTTGCTTCTGGCAATGCCTTTAATATTGAGCGCTTCATGCCCAATATTCTTTCCTTGATTCAGCAGCTTCTTAGCCGTTTTGTAGTGAAAGTCTTTGCGCTGATTGGCGACCTTAAGGTGAGCTTTGGCAACCCGTTTAATCGCTTTTTTGCGACGATTAGAACCCTTCTTTTTTCGAGATAGGGAACGTTGAATCCCTTTGAGTCGCTTCTCAGCTTTGCGATAGTGCTGAGGGATTGCAACCTCTTCACCCTCATCTGTGACCAAGAATGCTTTCAGTCCCATATCAATGCCGATGGTGTTTACCATTGTGGGCAATTCGGGACTGAGTTCAGGTACAGAGCTATCTTCAAGGCTTAGAACAATATACCAACCATCCGCTTTTTGGCTGATAGTAGCGGTTTTAATCTTGAAGCCAGCGGGTAAAGGACGATGCAGAATTAGCTTGATATTGCCAAAACTGGGGAGCTTGATGAACTTCCCATCAACGCAATCTTGCTTCATCTGAGGAAAGGTGAAAGAGCGATAACGACCCTGACCCTTGAATCTAGGCTTACCGCTTCGCTTTCCATTAGAATCCCTTTTCATCCAACGCTCAAACGTTTTATCAACCCGCTTGATGCAGTCCTGAAGCACTTGAGAATGAATCTTTTGGTACTCAGGGAACAGCGCTTTAGAGTTAACCAAATCCCGTTTCTGAGAATAGAAATCAGGGCGGTCTTTCAAAACTGGCAAGTGACAAATGAGCGGACAAGCGTTCACAGGTGAGCGGTTTTGCTCAAACCAGTTAAAGCGCTCACCCAGCCGATAGTTGTACTGTCTACGCAGCAAATCTAGCCACTCGCTCATTTGAGCGGCTTGGCTAGGCGTTGGACGTAAGCGGTACTGATAGGCGGTTCTCATGCGATAATTATAGCACACGTTCATTATTGAAGTTCAATGAAAAGAGAGTACAAACCTCGGTCTAGGGGCGTTAGTAGTCTGTATGCTCATTTGGTGCTGACCACCAAATACCGTTATGGCGTAATGACAGAACCCATGCTAGAGAGGATGAAGGAAATCATCAAAGAGCTTTGCGGTAAGTGGCAGTGCGAATATATTGAGGGCAATGGTGAACCCAATCACTTCCATTTGGTGTTTCGATATTTTCCACAAATCGCGCTTGACAAATTTATTGGAAACCTCAAAAGCGTATCCAGTCGCAAGATGAATCAAGAATTTTCAGAGCATCTAGAAAAGACTTATTACTTGAAAGTTAGCCGTAGGACTGGACAGAGAACAGCTAGAGTGTTCTGGAATGAGTCTTACTCGATTGATTCGGTGGGAATTACAAAGCTAGATATTTTGATTGGATATGTTCAGAATCAACCCAAAGAATTGCTAGACAAAGTTACTCGCGGGGAGTTCTGAACTTGGCTGCTCCGCTTCGCTACACAGCCCGTCTTATATCCCGACGCTCATCCCAAAGCGGATAGAGCGCGGGGCTTACGACGCGCTTGCTAAAAACTTTTGGATTGCAATTTGTCTATAAGCTTTTTCTAACTCTGGATTTTTCATCCTTGGATCGATATCCTCATAGTTTTCTGGCATTGGCTCAGGTACGCGATCGCCAACGATCCAGTCTCGGTATTGTTGAGCATAAAAATCGTTCAGTTCATTGTCTAACTCTTCGAGATCAATCTGCTCAAAGTCTACGGATCGATCTAACAATTCAAGGGTTCGGCGATAATTTTCTGCTCCCCCAGATATAGAACTAACCGAAGCATGACTTACACAAAAACCGCCGTTTGTATCAGAGTCTTGTAAAATTGCTTTTATCGAAACGGCGTGAAGATCGGCTATTAAACCTTCAATAGCTGCTATTTGCTTATCATTCAGGCGATGGAGATCTACAACCCATAACGCTACAGGTTCTCCGTTAGCATTTTGACTAAATTTCATGGGAAAGGGATCGCGCATTGGGATTCCTTCGGGAAAGAGATGTTGAATGTTTTGAAAAGGAGAGTCGGGTCTTAAAGTTGCGTATGTGTCGTGTATGCTCATTCTTCATCAAATGGGTTTGGAACTTTTGTCTTTATAAATAGATTACCTGGAATTTGTTGAGTTTTCATCTCGCTTCATCTCGCCTCATCCCATTACATCCCGCTAACAAAACCCTGTTATACCTC